GTAGAGCTCCAGCTGCTCGACGTACTCCTCATTCATCTCAGGGCGGAACTTGCCGGTCTTCCAGTCCGTGATGATGAGGGTCTCGTCGTCCTGGTGGTGGGCGCAATCAAGCTTGATGCGAAGCCAACAGTTGACCCAGTCGTCCCACTGGGTCTCATCCCAGTCCTTGGTGAAGGCCCAGTTATCTTCGACCACCATGCCGTTGATTTTCTTCTTGTACTGAGCCCGCAGCTTCTTGAACTCGTTGGCGAACAGCTTGAGCTCAGGCGGTAGCGAGCGAACCTCGCCCTTGATGTACTTCTCAGCCAGCTTGTGGATGGCCTCGCCGCGCGCCATGGCCTCGTTGCCCGGCTCACGGATGCGATCGATCGCGCTGAGTTTCAGCTTCAACGGGCACTGCTTGTAAGTGCTGTAACGGCTGAACGACCAGCTGGTGATCTGCTTGATCGGGATGGTTTTCTTGTTCATAGGATTTTACCTCGTTTATCATAGTCCTGGAGTTCGTCCCAGTTGGTTGATGAAATCGAGCCTTCGCTCAGGATAGGGACGTCGAACTCCACCCCTTCCATGGCTTGGCGCAACACCTCCATCTCAGTCTTCATGATCTTCTTCGGCACGCTGACTGTGATTTGGTCGTGGACGATAAGGATGATCTTCGCCTCAGGATGCTTTGCAGCGTGGTAGTTGATTAGAGCTTGTTTTGTACAGTCAGCAGCGGAGCCTTGAATCAAGACGTTGACCAGCTTGTAGTCGAACTCCTGAATGCGCCCGTTGATGAGCTTCGGCTCTTCACAGTAGTATTCACGGCCGCCCCAGGTGCGGATCGGCTGCTTGAGCTTGGCTCTGAGCTTCATGTCTTGGTACATCTGCTTGAGGCCTGGGTAGAGCTGCAGAATGGCTTGCTTCAGCTCGGCTGCCTCCTCAACTGTCATGCCGTTGCGCTCAGCCAGCTTGCCCACACCCATGCCGTAGATCAGACCCAGGTTCGTGTTCTTCACCGGCTTGCGGTCGTAGAACTTGCCCATCTTCTCGAGTTCCGCCTTGGCGTAGTCGTGGAAGTCAACCCACGGGTCCTCAAGGTATTTGTCCATCAGGGCGCCACCTTCGAAGTGGGCGAGGATCCTAGGTTCCTGCTGGGAGTAATCGCGGTCGATCAACACGTGCCCAGGGAAGGGCGTGATGTAGCTGCGCACCCTGGGCAATGGTGGCAAGTCCTTGAACGGGCACTTGGGCAGCTTCTTGTCAGGCGCCTCGTGGTGGAAGATCGGCTGGAACTCCTTGGGGATGTTCTGGAAGTTCGGCGTTGAGGACAGGCGACCAGTGCGGGTGCCGACGTTAGAGTCACCAGACGGCGTTTTGGTCTGGTTCCAGGTCGTGAAGATCAGGCCACCAGACGCTTCGGCCGTGGCCAACCAAGGCTGCATGAAGGTGTTCAAGCAGGTGTTCAGCTGGGTGCGGTACTTCAGCACGGCCAGCAGGACCTTGTCAGTCACCCCTTGCAGCAGCGCCTCCTTGTTCGTCTGGAACTTGCCTGTCGGCGTCCTGGGCAGCAGGTCAGGATCCGCCTTGCCGGCCTCCACCATGGCGTCGACTAGCTGCTGACCAGAATCGAGGTTGATGTCAGGACTGGCTTTCAGAGTCTTAATGATCCAGAGGTTAATCTTGTCACGCCACTCGTTGTACATGGCCACATCGTTGCGCAGCCGCTTGAGGTCTACGGGTAGTCCTTGACGCTCCATCTCCAACAGGATAGGCATAAGCCGACGCTCGCGGTCATAGGCAGCCAACATGCCACGCTCGACCGTCTTCTTCCAAAGCAGGTTGAAGATGGCCTCGGTCCTGTCGACGTCGCCGTTGGCGTACGTGCCCACGAGGTCACCAGGTGCATAGGCGATGTAGCGGCCGAAGTAGTGCTCAGACGACTTCGACTTACTGATCTTGACGCCTGGGACCGGCTGGTGCTCGATCAACCAGTCACCCACGGCATCTCGCTCCTCAGCCGGCATATTGAGCAGGCGGGCCGCGGCAGGCTTCAGGCCCAGCTCGATCTGGTGGGGATCGTCAAGGAACAGCAGGAACAGCGTGTCATGGATGCGTTCCCAGCTGGGGACCGCCAGACCAAAATGGACGTCAGCCACGTCCACGTCGAACTTACCGTTATGGAACAGGATGCCGTCCTTGTGCGCGTAGGCCTTAGCCAGCTCAGCGGCAGCGTCTGACCAGCAGCAGTTGTTGCCCTCAGGATGACCGAAGGCGTAGTACTTGGCCTTCTTACCTGGGTACTTGATCGAAACACCGACAGGCATCGGCGGGTACTTAGGCCTGCCCTCAATGCCAAATGTTTCGAAGTCGATGACCACTGGTTTAGGCTGCTTCATAGTGTCTTGGCCTCGAGTTCGGCGCGCTCACGATCGGCGCGGACTTTGTTGAGTCTGCTGTGGATTCGCTTGATGAAGCACTTACGCCTGCGCCCCTCCAGCTCCTCTTTCAACAACGCCTCGCAGACCGGTTCGCCGGCCTCACGAAGCGCGTCGTTCAATGCCAGCCAAGACCGCAAGGCTGGGTTGTTCACCGGCTTCTTCTCCATAGTTGCTCCTGTGTCAAAAAGACCCGGCGGAGGCGAGAGGAGTAGCCACCTGGCCGCCGGGTGAAATAACCGCAGTGGTTAGTACTTACGGCCGCGGGCCGGCTTCTGCGCGGCCCGGGTTCCGCGCTTCGGAGCCGGTTCTTGCTCCTCATCATAAGGCTGGTAGGGGAAGTCAATGATGGACTTCGCCTCCTCGTGCCGCTTCATGATGGTGCCCATCAACTCGTCCGGGATGTTCATGATCGGCTCGAAAGTCACCTTGAACTGCGTCTTCGGATCAGGTACGACCTTCACCTTGGTGACGATGCCAAATGGTGGGCGGCGCAGTGCACCAGCCACCTGCTTGACGAAGCTGGAGTAGCCCTTGACCGATGTCACAGGCAGCTTCATGAAGCCGATCGCGGTTGAGGCGAAGTGCTCTTCTTCCTCGAACAGCCCGAACTTGCCAGCCTGATTGAATGTGCCAGCCGGGATCATCGCCAGGCGGCGGGTGTTGCGGCAGGCCTTGCCGCGCCCGACGTCAGACGAGCCCCACTCGTTCATCGGGCAGCCGGCGCACTGGTCATGCTGCTGGTTGCCAGCGTCGATGGCAATCTGATGGGGCCGCATGGTCTTCTCGTCGCGGCCCAGCGCGAAGCAGGTCGGCCCCTGCGGGGTGTCAGGGTCGTATTTGCCCTCGTAGTATACATTCTCGAAGATGCTGTCCAGGATGACGACTGCCATCTGGTTGTTGGGAAGCGGAGCGTCTTGCCAGCTGAGGATGCCGCCCCTCAGACTGAAGAACTGGCCACCGCCGGTGTTGGCTTCCATGCCGGCTGCGATCTCGGCCTGCTTGGCCAGTTCTTCGTCCCACTTGACGAGGGCCCCAGAGGTTTTCTTGGTAGTCGCCATTTCAATGCTCCTAACTTGGTACACGCTACTTGGAACGTGGGTGCATGGTGGTTGAGAACTGACCGGCCAGAGCCATGCCCCTGGCCAGCCAGGTGAATCAGACCTTGTTGATGCTCACGGTCACAACCTGGAAGTGCTTGACGCCAGGAATCTCTTTGCCAGCTTCCCAACGCTCCTTGATGGCGCCGTCGCTGATGCGGCGCTGCATCAGGTCGAATTGACCGGTTTTCTTCACATACTTGTAGAAGGCGTCCCAGTCCTCGACCTGCGGCACCTCCTTAGTGACTACCGTGACGCGAGCCAGCTTGCCGGCCACGCCGCTTGCTTCGGACTTAGGGAGCGTGTTGATGATGTGCTCCTTGAGTGCTGATTCCTCGGCCGCGACCTTGTCAACCTCCTTCTGCATCTCCAGTCGCTTTTGGCGCAGCTGGTACAGGCGATCGGCGCAAGCGCCCATGGTCTTGGGGAATTTGAACTTAGGTTTTTCAGCCGTCATGGTATGGTCCTCAAAGGCAGAAATCAGAGAGGTCGAGGGAGTGGACTTTGCTAGCCTTGCCAGCCGCGCATTCAATGTCGTAAAGCGGGCGGCCGATCCTGTCGTACCCGGCCAAGGTAACCGCAACATAGGACCCAGCCGGAATGCCAGCGACCTCCTTGCGGAGGAGAGCAGTCGCGTAGGGCAGTGGCTTCTGAAAGCTACCACGCGTCATGGCAGTCTTGGTGGGGTACCCGGGCTTCGCCTCGACCAGCAGCACAGCCCCAACCGCGGCTGTCTTGAACATGAACGAATCGATGTAGGTTTCCACAATCTTCTCCTCAGCAGGTTCCGGTCGAACGTTGACCGTGATTAGATCATAGCACGAACCTGCCACGATGTAAACACCTATTTTCAACTTATTTTGCGTCCATGTCCACAGCATCACGGAAGCCAAGGAACACAGGGAAACGCGGTTTCTCCTTGACACCAGTGGGCTGTGACTTGTACTTCACCACGCGGCCGATCAGGTTGTCGCCCACCGACCACAGCAGCTGGCGCTGATCAGCGGTGAACCCGGTGCCGATGTCAAACTCCACGCCGGTCTTCAGGTCTTTGACTATCAGTGCGCCAAGCGTCTGCTTGCCTACCTTCCCAGCCTTGTGACTTGACCGCTCCAGGTAGCCCAGCTCATTGCGCTTCGCCTCGTTGGCGTTGTGCATGAGCGCACGGAAGCCGATGATCCTGGCCTCACCGTCCTCAAACCGCTTGACCTTCAGCAGCCATGCTTCCTTGGCCGTCGACCGACCGTGCTTGTAGGGGCCATCTGGGTGGCGCAGCATGACGCCCTCGTAGCCCATGACCAAGTAGTCCTGCTCCCAGTCAGTCAGCTGGTCCTCGTTGAGGATCTGGTCGTGTGGCACGGGCTCGCAGAACTTCTGCTTCTTGATCCGGCGGTGGGCAGTATGCAAGCGGCGGTGGAAGCCACCTGACTCCATGAAGTCGTCGAACACCCAGAAGGTAACCTCAGGCTCACCCTCGATTGACATGACACCAGACGACGTGGCTTGGAACACCTCCTTGGCGGTTGGTGGCCCGACGATGAGTTCGCCATCTAGGCCATTCAGCTCAGGGCGGCCGAACAGCCGCTGCACGTGCTTGTTGGGGATCGGCTTGAGGCTTCGACCAACGGCCACACCATTGATGATCAAGCAGCGGATCCCGTCCAGCTTCGGGCTCAACAGCATTGGGTAGGGGATGACAGGACCTGCAGGGGAGGCAAGCATCGGTTTCATAAACACTCCTACGCGGCGGAAACCCCCTGTCTTTAGACAGGGGATACTCTTACAGAAGACTAAGCTCAACGAGTTACCACCGCGTCCATCGGCGGCAGTACGGCGCGGCACACTTCAATCGCTGGGAAGTTGTAGTAGGTCTTCGGTGGCGCGCGAGTACGGGCAACCACAGGACACAACACGTGGATGATACGCCCGAGACGGATCGCACTAAAATCGACCCGCCGCGTAGTCAGGTGGAAGTGAGCTACCAACACATCGACCAAAATCTCCCCTCCGTAGGCGTCCTTGAGGCTATGGTTGAACAGCTCAAACGACCGCTCGAACCCATTGGCAAGTATCTCCGCCCACCAGTCATACTCGAACCTGTAGAGGCGGCATACGTATTTATGAGCCGTCCTTGATACGCACTCGGGTGCCAGCTCATGCTCACGCAGGTCGTTGGCCGGCACGACATGGTAGCGGCGAAGGCTATTGAACATGCCCGGTTCCTCCGCAGGCCATGCAGGCCATGTCGATCGAGCTGAACCCACGGCTTTGCTTGACCTTGCCGGTTCCGTTGCACTGAGGGCACGCCTTAGGTGCCGAGGCCTCCTTCATGGCGATCATGTAGGCCTTGCGAATCTCATTGAAGTCGCAAGGATTACCTCCTCGATCGGGGTGGTGCACCTTGACCAGCTCGCGCCACTTCGCCTTGACCTCGTCAGGCGTCGCGGTCTCAGGCAAGCCCAAAGTCGCGAACGCCTTGCTCATACAAGCTCCCAGCCGAACATGAAGATCTTCCACGTGATCTTGAACAGCAGGCCGAGACCCGCTGTGCCGGCTGCCCAAGCGACGATGAGCAGGATCCAAGTTCTGAAGAACTCGCCCCACTCGCGCGCGGCGCGGCTGTAGTGGTCACGCCTCCAGTTCATTGAGCACCTCGTCAAGCTTATTGGCGTACCAGATGGCCTTGCGGTTGTCCTCGACCGAGCTGCCCTTCTTGCCCAGGCGCCACTGGTACTTGATGACCTGACCACGCAAGAAGCCGATGAACTGCTCGCGGCCCAGGGCAGCGCGGATGGCATCAATGCACTCGATCCCGTTGTCGGTCTCGGCGTAGTGCTTAGGTCGTTGCACTATGTCGAAAGGTGCCTGACTTTTGGCGCCAGGTCCTACCTTTAATGATGTAGGCAATTGCGACTTTCGAGATGCCATATTCTTCTCCTAGTGATTGATAAGTCTCAGATCCGGCAGCAATGAGTCGGCTGCTCTAACTACTGAGCTATGGGCGCGGTGGGTGATTTATTAACGCCAAAGCACGCAACTTGTCGATTTTATTCTGCAAATCTGCAATAGCTTTTAGGCGTTCCTCGATCATTCGATCCCGCAAAACTCTAAACGCTTTTTCCTTCCCCCAGTTTCTAGGGTAGTGGAAAAATCCGAGCGCGCCGTTAAGCTGTTGCTCATCTTTCTTTCGGTCATAAGGAAGCTCTCGGTGAAGAACCTTCCATTCCCCGCTTGGCGTTAGCTTGATTTCAATGGTGTCGTACAGCATATGCAATTGTCCTCCAACGCTGCTTCATCTTTGCTGCAGTCTCTCGCGCAGGGTGGCGATGGCGCTTTGCACCTTGGCTCGCTCTTCGTGCGTCCCGGTGTCGTCGGGGCTGTAGACGATCCACTCCAGTTGTCCGATGTACCAGTCGGAGGACTCCAGCGCCTCCAGCGCCTGCCTCAGCAGGGCCTCGTCGCGTTCTTCCAGTTCCCGCAACGCCTCCGCCAGCCGCTCGGCGCGCTCAAGCTCTTTGCGCCACCGGGTTTCCAGAACGTCGATCCCTTTACGGGCATC